AGTTCCATTTTAAAGTTCTTGGTCTCATTTTCTAAGTCGTCAACAATTTTTAGGATATCAGGCAGAGCCAGAGCTGATATCCTTATCCGAAAAAATTTGCTTGATCAAATGTAATAGGCATTTCCCATGTTTTAGGAGCACCTGCTTCAAGCTCTTCTTCAGTAGATTCTATTGTGATTGGCTTCAAACTAAACTTAGATCTATTTGCTTCCATATTATCAGTTACAGATGTATAAAACTTTTTGTCTGCATTTGATATAAACTGTGCAATATGATTTTTATCAGTAACAACATCACCTTCGGCTGTTTGAATAGTAGCAACCCCGTCCATTACCATGTCAATAGTAATTGATGTTAATGCAGTAAACGCTTTGTTAAAGACTACTAACTTCTCATCATCAGTCATATCGTTATCTTGAACTGCACTAGCAATACGTTGCTCTTCGAATGTTTTTGTTGCAACTTTAGTAAACTCTCGGTAGGTTTGAGGTCTAAGTGTAAGTGTTAAATCATCAACTGTAATAATACTGTTGTAATCAACGCCTGTAAACTTGTCCAATACTACTCTAAGATCTAAATCAAATTTTCTCTCTAGATCCGAATTTCCTGGTACTTTAGTTGATAGTTCTAATTTTTCGCCGTATGTGGCAATTCTTATAGCAACCAATAGAGTATCTAAATCAATAGTAGGAACGTCCCAAGCGTTTTTAATGTTAGGGACACAACTATGAATAACGTCTACAGTTGCTTGTCCATTAAGTAATGCATCAGGAGTTTTAAACATAAGTTCATCTCTTGCTGTCATTGCATAAATTGGATATTCGCCTGTTTCTGTTTTTTCTATACTTCCATCTGGATACCAGTTACCTTTGCTAGGTAAGCCGATATATATTTTTGGTTGCCTAAAATATTTCTGTAACGGATTGGATCCGCTTCTTTCTATTTCTGGCATTGTTTTTCTCCGGATAAATAATAAGTGTTGTTCATATACATATTTATGATCAGGACTTATATAGGTACTTAATAAATGGCAGTTGAAGTTACATACAGAGGCGGTGGCATGGATGGCGTTACTAGTAATGCCGCATCAGAAGCTACACTAGCACGATTAGTTGCTCTTATGGAAAAAAAGGGCGGTAATGGCGGAGCTGTGTCAAAAATGGCAGGTGATGTCCAATCTAAAGGTGTTAAGATACAAACTGAGGATAACAAAGCCACTCAAGAAAGCACAGAAAGTACAAAAGACCAAACTAAAGCACAAGTAAAACTTACTCAAAAGATAGCAAACGCTGGCAAAGCTCTAGATAGATATACTATGGGTCTATTCAGCGGAATAGGCAATACTGTTAATGCTATTGGTGGGCTAGGTAATGAGTTACTTAGTGGTGGTGACAGAATCAGTGACTTTGGTCAGCATGTTACTGGATTAGTTTCAAAATTTCCAATAGTTGGAGGCGTAGTAGGACAATTTGGTCAAACTATGCTTAATATGATGGACAGTCAGATAGACACCTATCGTACATTATCCAACGGTGGTATTGACTTTGGTAATAGCTTATTTGAAATGCAATCAAAAGCGGCACAAGCTGGTATAAAAATGGAAACCTTAGCAGGAGTGCTCGGCGAGAACTCACAACTATTTGCTCAAGCATTTGGCGGCGCAACTAAGGGTGCTAATGAATTTTCTAAGATTACAAAAATTGTACAACAGTCACAGCAACAATTTTCTGCACTAGGTATGACAATGGAAGATGTTACTGAGTTTACCGCAGACTACATTGATCTACAAATGATACAAGGTAGAATGGAAGGACGATCTGCAAAATCCTTAGCTAAAGGTACAACAGAATATGTCATGCAACTTGATCAACTTTCTAAAGTTACTGGTATGAGTAGAAAGCAGATTGCTGACGAAATGAAAAGCCAAAGTATGGACGGCAGAATTTCAGCGTTGATCATGAACATGGATGACAAAATGAAGCAACAGCTTAATTCCAGTTTAACAATGATCAAAGGTGCAAGTCCAGAGATGGAAAACGCACTAAAAGAATTGGTTGCAACTAACGGTGTTCCACTAAGTGAGTTTGGTAAAAGTTTAATACGTACTAATCCACAGTTTGCCGAGATGGCTATAGGACTAAGAAATGGAACTCTAACAGCAGAACAATTTGCAACTCAGACAAACGAACAAATTGCAGAGGCAAAAAAGTACGTTAAAGAAAACGCGGCTATGATCTCAACCTCCCAAGTATTAGGGAATACAACATATGATGCTGTACTAGCAATGTCTAGAATGGCAACAATCGGTGGTAAAATTTCTGATGCAGACCAAAAACAACTAGATGCTGTGGCCGCTAAAGAAAAAATACTGACCAACTTTGATAAAGTGATCCAAACAGTACGTAGTAATATTATGGATAAACTGATTACTTCTGGCATCTTTGATAAAATGCAAACTGCATTATCAGGGTTAACAGCATGGTTTGGCAAAGCTGAAACGCAAACAATGATCCAAGGATTTATTGATAGGCTAGGAGTAGCTATTGATAGTATAGGTACATATATTGCAAACTTTACTAAAGATTTTAAAACAATGAAGATTGGCGAGTTAGTATCTAAGTATATTTTTGAACCAATCAAAAGAATGTTTACTGGAGAGAGCAAACCACCACCTGGTCATCCAGAGAGTAACAAAGGTGGAGCAAGTGGTGAAAAAGGTGCAGGACTGTTTGGAACTATGTTTGCGGCCTTAGGACCAATAATTGAAAAGTTTGAAACATTTGGCAAAGCATTAATGTGGGGCGGCATAGGTGCCGCGGCAGTATTAATTGGATTTACCTTAGCAATTAAGGCTATGGCAATTCCACTACTAATTGCATCGCCAGGCATTGCGGCGCTTGGTTTAGCATTTGCCGGAGTTGGTGTTGCGATGTTTGGAATTGCGGCAGTAATTGATTCTATTTTTAGTAGCATTGATAAACTAGCAGGCGGTGTTAAGAAGTTTGAAGACATGGATTCTAAGAAGTTACTTGACGTTGGTAAATCATTAGGTCCGTTAACATCTAATATTATGGGCTTGGCCAAAGGTGGTATTGTTGCATCGTTTGTAGGTGACGGAGCCTTAGAAAAGATATCAGCAGGTGTTAAATCCTTTGAAGGCATTGATTCAAAATCAATGAAAGAGATGGGACCTGCATTAACTAGTTTACAAAAAGGTATCTCAGCATTTACTGGTGACGGCTTAATGGATAGCTTTAGTAAATTCTTAGGTGGGTTATTTGGCAATGATGGTGGCATGACAAAAATGGCTAAAGATCTTGAATCTTTTGCTGACATTGATGCCGCAGGATTAAAAAATATTGGAGACGGATTACAAGGCATTGCGGCATATGTTGAAGCTATGGACGATGCCAATTTAAAATCTGTATCTAAAAACATAAAAGAATTAATTAAACAGATTAAAGAATACAACGAAGTGTATAAAACAATGGATGCAGAAACCAAAGCATCGTTTACCAAAGTACTAAATGTTAATAACGAGAGTCAAGATAAGTCTTCTTCCATGCTAACTTCGTTAAATAGTGTTAACAACTTGATACTTGAAGAGTTGAAAAAACAAACTAAAGGTGGAAAAAACATGACACGAGCACTATCAGGAGCGGCATAATATGAGTTGGAAACGTTATTTTACGCCAGTTCCTACTGGTACTGCACAAAATGGAAGTTATTCCCCACTAGGCGGTCGCGGAGACGGCGGCATGGGCCCAGCCCAAGCAAACTATTCAAGTTACCTACCAGATGTGTATGTTGGTTCGCCAAATCGTGTTGAACGGTATGGTCAGTATAATACAATGGACAATGACAGTGAAGTCAATGCCGCATTAGATATCTTAGCAGAATTTACAACCCAAAAGAATACATCAAATAGAAGTCCGTTTATGATGGACTTTAATCAAGACGCAACTAACACAGAAGTAACAACACTTAAATTATATCTACAACAATGGTGTAAGTTACAGAAGTTTGAAACACGCATGTTTCGTATTTTACGTAATGTGTTTAAGTATGGTGATGCATTTTTTATTAGAGATCCAGAAACTAAAAAATGGCATTTCATTGATCCGGCAAACGTTACAAAGATTATTGTTAACGAAAGCGAAGGCAAAACCCCTGAACAATATGTTGTTAAGAATGTTAATTTAAACTTTGTTGACGGCGTAGCAACTACACCATTACAGACTAACGGAAACGTTACTGGTGGCGGTGATGGTTATATGACTGGCGGTGCAAGAGGAATGACAGGCGCACCTAACCAAGCATTACAAGGTGGACGTTTTGCTAAAGGCGAATCAGAATTTGCAATTGATGCAGAGCATATGGTGCATTTAAGTTTAAGCGAAGGCTTAGACAACAACTTTCCGTTTGGTAACAGTTTACTTGAATCAATATTTAAAGTATACAAACAAAAAGAATTACTTGAAGATGCTATTATTATTTACAGAGTGCAAAGAGCACCTGAGCGTAGAGTATTTTACGTTGACGTAGGTAATATGCCAAGTCACTTAGCAATGCAGTTTGTTGAACGTGTAAAAACAGACATTCATCAAAGACGTATTCCAAGTGCTACAGGCGGTGGAAATAATGTTATTGATAGTAGTTATAACCCATTAAGTATTAATGAAGATTACTTCTTCCCACAAACTGCTGAAGGTAGAGGTTCTAAAGTTGAAACACTACCAGGCGGTACTAACCTAGGAGAGATTGATGATCTTAGATATTTTACTAATAAGCTGGTACGCGGCTTGCGTATTCCTAGTTCTTATCTTCCTACAGGGCCTGACGATGGTGCTAGTGCATTCCAAGATGGGCGAGTGGGTACAGCATACATACAAGAGTTACGATTCAATACCTACTGTGAAAGACTACAAGGGCTTTTAACAGAAAGTTTTAACCAAGATTTTAAACGTTACCTATTAGAAAAAGGTATTAACATTGACACAGCAATGTTTGACCTTAGAATGCAACCACCACAAAACTTTGCAAGTTACAGACAGAGTGAACTTGATAATGCAAGAGTTGGTACATTTACACAAATGAGTGCAGTACCTTATGTTTCAAATAGATTTGCACTAAAACGTTTCTTAGGCCTAAGTGCAGAAGAAGTTGCAGACAACGAAAAGTTATGGCGTGAAGAGAACGATGAAAACATAGAACCAATTCCAACAGACGCCGCAGGCGAAATGCGTGGAGCAGGAGTAAGTGCCGCAGGCATGACTGCTGACATGTCAGGTATGGAAGACGAAGCTGTTGATCCGGACGCACCAGCACCAGAAGATGGTGGAGATGGTACTCCTCCAGAAACAGTAACAGGTGAAACCCCGCTACCGGGCGGAGAGGTATAAATACTAGCATGATACTACGTGAACTATTTTATTTTGATAAAGAAACATTAGAGCCTGTTGAAAACACCTCTTATGATCCCTCGTATGACGACTCGATTCTTAAGAAAGATGACACACGTAAGACGCGACTAACCCTACGCCAGATTAATAAAATGAGACAAGCATCTGAACTACATAAAGAGGAGAGCGAGAAGGAATTACATTTTGTAAGACAAATGTATGGACTTTCAGCTAATGCAGAAGTAGGTGTCTAAGAATGTCAATAGCGTTTGTAGTAGGTAACGGTACCTCTAGAAAACCTGTAAATTTAACAAAACTCAAACAACACGGATTACTATACGCTTGTAACGCAGTTTATAGAGAAGGCGTAAATCCTGACTATCTAGTTGCAGTAGATACTAAGATGGTTACAGAGATAAACAGATCACAGTACCAAATAGATAATAGCGTATGGACTAATCCAAACAAATTATTCGAGAAATTTCATAAATTTAACTACTTTGCAACTCCATTAGGCTGGTCAAGCGGACCAACTGCATTATGGTTAGCTACAAACACTACAGAACATACACATGATCAGATATACATACTAGGGTTTGATTTTGAAGGTACAGAAGGAAAGATTAATAACTTGTACGCAGACACTGAAAATTATAAAAGAAGTACAGAAGTTGCAACATACCATGGGAATTGGTCTAGACAAACAGGTATCATAATTCAAAAAAACGTGCAAAAGAGATATATAAGAGTAGTTGAGAACAAAGATGACTACTGTCCAGACAACTTACGCCCATTAGGTAACTTGTCGCATATGACAACCAAGGAATTCATGGAAAAGTTCATGGATTTATAATCTTAATGTAAAACCGGCTCGTTTTGTCCGGTTTAACCCCCCTTTTAATCAAAAACCATAAATACAATTGACAGCTTATCATATCTAAACAACAGGAGGAGATAATAAAATGGCTAATACGAATAAATTTGAAGCAATGCTTGAAAAGCTAATTGCTGAAGACAGAGCGGGTGCAGAAGACCTGTTTCACGAGATTGTGGTTGAAAAATCACGCGATATATACGAAAATTTACTAAAAGACGATGTTGAAGAAGTTGAAGTAGACGAAGCAACAGACGAAGAAGTTGATGAAACAACTGATGAAGAAGTAGATGAAGCAAACGATGAAGAAGTAGATGAGTCAGACGAAGACTTAGATGAATCAACAGATGAAGAAGTTGACGAAACTACTGATGAAGAAGTTGACGAAGCTACAGACGAAGAAGTTGAAGAAAACTTTGTAGATCAAATTACACCAGAAGCTGATGATGACATGGGTGGCGATGCCGCTGATGATATGATGGCTGACATTGCCGCTGATACAGACGGCGAAGAAGGTGAAGAGTCAGATGACGAGGACATTGAAGACCGCGTTACTGATTTAGAAGATACTTTCGATGACCTAAAAGCTGAATTTGACGCCATGATGAGTGACGACAAAGAAGGTGACGACGAAGGCGAAGATGACATGGAAATGCCAATGGATGCTGGAGACGAAGGTGATGAGGAAGAGGCTGAGGAAGCATTTGCTCCACAAGCCGATCTTGAAGTAGCACCAGTGCGTTATGAAGGCGCAAAAGATGCAAATTCACAAATGCGTGAATATGTTGAAAAAGTGACAGCTAATATGGGCGACAATGGTGATAACACCAAATCTCCAGTAGCTGGCAAAAATGACATGGGTGGAACAACAGCAAATATTGCTAAAGGTTCATCTGAGGAAAAGGGCGGAAAAGCTTCTGGACCTAAAGAAGATAATGCAGGGAACGTTAACGTACCAGGCGGAAAAGCTTCAAAGTCAATGAGTGCTAACTCAAAAGGCCATGGCGCAGAGAAAAAAGGCGCAGGCGAATCAGGTACTGACAGCAAAAGTGTTGTTGGTAAATAATTGTTAAGGAACTTATAAGTGTTCAATCTAACTGAGACATTGACATTCGACCAAGCAAATATGGTCGTCGAGACTACTGAGAACCAGAAAGGCGGCAAAGATCTTTATTTAAAAGGTATTTGCATCCAAGGCGGTGTAAAGAATGCTAACCAGCGAGTTTACCCTGTTACTGAGATAGGTAGAGCTGTCAAAACTCTCAACGATCAAATTACTGGAGGATATAGTGTTCTTGGAGAAGTTGATCACCCAGAAGGACTTAACATTAACTTAGACCGCGTAAGCCATATGATCACAGAGATGTGGATGGATGGACCAAACGGTTACGGAAAGTTAAAAGTATTACCTACGCCAATGGGACAACTAGTACAAACGATGCTTGAAGCAGGCGTAAAACTAGGTGTTTCATCGCGTGGTTCCGGTAACGTTTCAGAAAACGGTGACGGCGAAGTAAGTGATTACGAGATCATTACAGTTGATTGCGTAGCACAACCAAGTGCTCCGGGTGCATACCCAACTCCCATATACGAGCATTTACTAAATTCCCGTGGGGGGTATAAGGCACTTGAAATAGCACGTGAAGTATCAGGCGATGCGAAGGCACAAAAATATTTAAAAGAATCTTTGGTGAATATCATCAAGGGTCTAAGGTAATAGGAGACCATAATGTTGGAAGCACTAAAATCACTTTTTGAGAACAATGTTCTTTCTGAAGAGATTAAAGCTGACATCCAAGAAGCATGGGACAAGCAAGTTAATGAAAATAAACTTACTGTCACTGCCGAGCTTCGCGAAGAGTTTGCTTCAAAGTATGAGATAGATAAAGCTCATATGGTAGAAGCTGTTGACAGTTTAGTCAACGATAAACTAAGCGAAGAAATTTCCGAATTTACTGAAGATAGAAAAGCACTAGCAGAGGCAAGAGCAAAATACGCTGTTGCAATGCGTGAAAACGCAGATTTGTTAAAGGGCTTTGTACTA